GTAGTCACAATGGCGGCGCGTGAAGCACGACTGCAAGCTTATCAAAACGATATGCAGACTGCGGTAGACGAAAGGAAAGGGGCGTAACGATGACAACAGCACTCACAATCGATCGAGGCCGAATCTACGGAACAGACACGGTATACTACTCCGCATGGGAACCGTACGACGGACACTCTACACAAAAGACGATAGACGGTGTTTCAATGGGTCGTGTCGGTACACGTCGGTTATCTGAGACGCTGGACGCATTGCAGGCGCTGTCGAGCGAACGGTTAGCAGCGGTTGGGTTTTGGCATGAAACACAATATGAGGAAGCCTATGCCGCAATCGTCAACGAATACCCGAGTCTCGGTATGAATGGGGGACTAAACTCCAAGAGAGATATGGGCGAGATTAGAACCACGGAACCGGAGTAAGCGAGTCATGGATGAAAACCGAGTCTATCGCGGTAGTTACCCTTGCCCGAGTTGTGGTAGTCGCGAAACAGGAACGAACACGATAGCGACAACCGAGCGCTGGATCATGTTCCATTGTGACGATTGCGGACACGTTTTCCGAAAATCATCGACGAACGTGTCAAGTCTGTCAAAAACTTTAAGGTGTTCTGGCAAGTGAGTTATTCAAAGTGCGAAAAACACAAGTGTGTGTTGTGCGATAAACAGTATGACTGTGATGAGGAAAAGACACGATGGCACGGATGGGATTGTTGGGGACAAGACGGTAAATGCGTGTCGTGTCTTGAAATTGAACACCTAGATTGCGAGCTAGGCTTAGGCCACAGAATGTTACCGCGCGGTCAGGTAGAACACATAAACGCCAAGCACCGGGTGCTTGATTGGCTAAGATCGGCCAGAGGATGGGCAATAGCTACGTGTCACGTTGTCGTAGATGAGCGATTGCCCAAGAGTGAAGCGTATCAGAATCTCCGAGAATGGGTCAGACGTACGCGACATTGGGTGTTTGTCGTCCCCAATAACCATATGGCTTTGACGTACCTAGAGACTGCCAGAGCCATCTACGCGGAGATTGACCGAGTGCGAGAAGATCGTAAACAGCGACGAAAACATGGGCAATAGTGCTCAGAAAAAATTCTCAGATATTATCAATTTGGTGGTTGACAGACACGCCTTGTGTGATATACTTATAGTGTAATGAGGAACGAACAAGACAACACAAGGGACGAGACAATGACAAACGACGCCAAAAAAGTTGAGGTCGGTACGAGAATTTTCAACCGTGGCGATATGGCTAATCAAGAGCACTTCGGAACGGTTGTAAAGTTCATCCCCGCGACAAGATTAGGGCCGGAGGAAGTAAAGATTCTACCGGATTCGGGCGCGGGATTACAGCCCTACACGTATACCTTAGCGCACGTCTACCACGTTGACAGCGGAAACGGATCAACACGGGTAGTAACCAAAACAGCATACGACGAGTTAAGAAAACAGCAGATTGAATCGCTGAGAGCATCAGTAAAAAACGCCCGTGTTGAATTCGGCGACCCGCGCATAACCAGATTGTTACAGGTCTGGCACGAGCAGTTTAGAGAAACATTCGAGCGCAACTACAAAAACCTCGACTACGATTCCCCGCCGTACGCCAAGACTGCTAAGGACCGCAGAAAGTATGTGGCGCTGGACGACGGAGATTCTGGACGGTACCTACTGGAAAAGGCGACCGGCATTGTCTGGGGGATCAAAGCGTATGGCGTTATCCACCGTGGCAAGAGAATGGGACACATTGACGCGATAATCGAGAAGTGGAGTTGATCGGATGAACATGCGTAACAAGTTACAATCGTGGTCGTCTAGGTTCAAACGGTTGGCTAGGCGTGCAGAAAGAAAACATCTTTGGAACGAAGCTGTTCAATACTGGGAGTCTGCTTTGCGTGTCTACCCCGTGGCTTGCGATGTTGGCGGAATACGAGAGGACAGGCAAACAATAGCCGATTCGCTTGCGCGCTGCGAACAGCAAACTTGGGTACCCGCGTGGCGTGGTGTCATCCGAACAGCTAAACACGAGTCTCTATTCCGGGGGATTATCACAAACGAAAAGGGGTTGATACTCGCGATGACTGGCGGTAAATTTGAATCGATGTTAGCCGTCGACCTTGCAACACGAGAGACAGAGTACGCAATGGGCATACGCGGCCGCACATTGCCACTAACTAGCGAGTTTGCAGACGCTTTACACTTTGAGGAAGTCTACCCATGATAGTACAGAACTGGCACGTGCGCGGACGACGAGCGAATAAACACGTATGTTTGTTACGTTTCGCAAACAAGGCGAGTTGTGGTAGAGCATTTGAAATGCTCGCAATCAGAGACGCCGACGAAAGGTTTTTGAATCTCAGATTGACGACGGCAGAATGTAGGGAACTTTCGGACAGACTAACAAGGCATTTAGATCAAGACGACTCGCAATGATTCGTAGAACCTGTTCATGGAAAAGATGTACAAGACGAGCGAGACTTCGGATAATCTGTAGAGGGTACCCGAAGTATCACTGGCGCTGTACGTCTTGCGAAAATCCGAGTGGACGTTACAAATCCCGATGCGTCTGTTCTCGACATTGGGAGATAATAGAAAACGTGATCGGGAACGCATGGTTTGATTGCATGGACGCGATCGGGTTTGATACTCGACGAGCGAGAGTTCGCGCTCGCTTGGCGGCAGTGACAGAGACGAAAATCATATTGGAGCTACTGAACATGAGACACAACAAACAAGACACGAAAATTGTCAAGAAGAAAAAGAGCGCTGGCGGCAGACGTCGTGCGAAAAGTGACGGCGCAAGTATGGCGGACCATTGGTCGAGACTGTTCCGATACAACGAGCGCGCACCGAAACGAAACAGGCTAACCGATGCTCGGATTCAAAGACGGATGCGCTCGGAGTTTCCAGAATCGAACGCGAAAGCATTGACAGAACCGGGGGGAGTAACTAGAGTACGTTGGCAATATAACAACGGAGAACTAGGTCCGGGACTTGGCGGTATCTCAGGTCCGCATTCTGACCAGTACGACGAGCATGGAAACGTTTTACCAAACCGGGGGCGTGGTGGAGCGCGAAAAAAATCAGCATTTAGTCCGCCGGGTATTGGGACACGGCGACCGGGAGTGAGGGTTCGCGTGGTATCGAAAGGGAAATAACGGATGTCGCAATCCAAACGCTCAAGAGATTGGCAGAAAAAAATGGTAGCTGCTGGTCGTTGTCGGACGTGCGGAGATTTGCGGGACGGAGACTACGCGCAGCATTGCAACCCTTGCGGAAGAAAAGAGCGCGCGCGTAGACGTGAGTTGTATCATACGCATCACCCGAACGCGGTCTACTACGACAAATAGAGGGAGTTTGGAGGGTCCGGGTGTCTCTGGGGCTTGTAGGGCTCCAGGGGAATCAGCCGACGTTTGCTGATTCGGTCGTTGACTTGAGCATTGTGAAGGCTCAGTAACCAACCCCCACGACGGCCCGGCCCGTACGGACCCGTCCAATCGGAGAACCATGCCGCGAGCGCCTCGCGGCCGGTGTCTTGGCAATCCGAGAGGGCGGGTCCGTTCTTTGATCGAACGACCCGGCAGGGATCCCCGGTCATGCGTCCGTAGGCTACCCGCGTGGCGATGATCCGGCAACGGTCGGAGGTTGCGCCGACCCGCTACCGGAAGTGCCTTAGAATCGCTCCCATACACGATGTTGTGGCGTGGGCAATAATACCCACATATTTTCCTTGACGCCTGGATCGCTTCCCAGTAGTGGTAGCGGATGCCCAAATCGGCGTGACGACGCGACGATCAGGGCAGGAAAAGGTCAAGGACGACTTATTTGTGTGCGATCGACGGCAGTTGATGCCGCATCAGCGACGTGCGTATCGCTGGGCGCGTCCACGTGCAAACATTCCGTTATTCATGGACTTGCGATTGGGGAAAACCCTTGTCGCGATCCGCTGGGCTGAGCGTTTCTCCGGCCGCGTGCTGATCGTTTGCCCGCTCTCGGTCGCGTGGGTTTGGCGCGAATCACTTCTAGAACAAGGACACCGATCGACAATTCTTCACGCTTCAAGCCGGGAAAAACGGGACGAGCTATTGAGACGTCTGCCCGCTTCCCGGCGCTGGTGCATCGTCAATTGGGAAGGACTAACCCACCGTGGAAAGGGAACGCGCAAGGCGCAGCCATCGCCCGTGGCAATGGACGACTGGGAGACGGTCATTCTCGACGAGTCGTACCGTATCCATAATCCCAAAGCGAATGTAACGCGCGTCGTAAATTCTCACCTTCGGAACACGGCAAAGCATCGCGCGATTCTTACCGGACTTCCTGATCCAGAGAGTGAGCTAGATTATTTTGAGCAGTTTCGGTTTGTCTACGGATCGTTTCTCGGATGCACGTCGTTTTGGACTTTCAGACATCGCTATTTTCAACAATACGGTTTTCAGTGGATACCGCGTCGGGGTGTAACAGAGCAGATTTCGTCAAGTGTAAAAGACTTGTCCTACAGGCTGCAATGGGATGAGGTATTCGGAAAAAAGAAACGATCCGATCGTGACATTGAATTAGTTCGACATATTGAACTGCCTGCGCCTGCGCGTAAAGCATACCGCGAAACCGAAACGATGTTTGCTTGCGCAGGTATGGAAACTAAATGGTCAGTTGTGGTCGATGGCTGGCTACGTCAAATAACCGGAGGGCGGCCAAAGCAAGACAGTTTACCTAATCACGACGCTAAATTGCGGGAGTTGGTATCGTTGTTGACTGGTGAATTGCGAAACGTGCCTACGATTGTTTGGTTCCAATTCACTAACGAAGGTCGCGCAATCGAGAATGCAATCTATGAGGCTGGTATAACGACCCGACGAATATCGGGAGCAACACCACGACGGTTAAGAGAGAACTATTGTTTTCGTTTTGACAGGGGAGAAATTCAAAACTTATGCTTGCAGACCGCAACTTCACGATATGGCCTAGACTATTCTCATGCAAATGTGATGATCTACTACTCTGAGCCCGTGTCAAACGATCAGTACACACAATCTCGTCAGCGCATGAGGCACCCCAAGAAAAAAACGCAACTAACTGTTATCACGCTTGTTTGTCGTGACACGGTGGACGAGCACATTCATACGTCGTTATTGAAAAAAAGAATTCGCTCGGCGTTTGTGTTAGACGATGTAGCGCGAAAACTCCGTCAGGAATGGGACAAGAAATATGCCGCCTAATGAATCCAGTTTTATATCGATCGATCCTGGAGAAAACGTCGGTTGGGCACTATGGCGGGTTCGCAGAAAAGGTTTTCAATTGGTGGACGTGGGAGTTTGCAGACCGGATAGTATGAGCCGTGGTTGCCGTAACATTGACGGCTGGCAACGCAAGATAAAGTCGTCGCACAGAAAATTCGCAGATGTCGCTAAATTATTGGAATCTCGCGTGGGGAACAATTATGTTAATGGCGCAGTCATAGAGCTACCCGAATTTTGGAGCGGATCGCAAGTAGGTCAAGCAGCCGCTAGACGCGGAGACCTAGTCAAGCTGACGGTGTCCGTAGGTTTCCTATGGAGTACCGTTTTAGAAAACTTTTTTAGCTACGGTGGTGTTGTAAGGTTCGTCACGCCGACACAATGGAAAGGTCAGCTAAAAAAATCTGTCGTGATCCATAGAGTAAAGAACGTGCTACGACGGAATAGTCGGTCTGGGGATTGCTTCGACTTTGACCGTATAAAGACGCACGCATGGGATGCAGTTGGTATCGGCTTACACGACTTGGACAAGTTTTGATGAAAGTAGCAAAGGTAGCAAAGAGACGCTGGTTAGCGCACTCGCTAGAATGGAGTGAGTGTACGGCGTGTCCGCTACATGAATTCGCATTCCGTCACGTGTTGTTCCGTGGCGTGTTACCGTGCGAAGTGCTGCTAATCGGAGAGGGTCCAGGCAAGACAGAGGACAACATCGGTGCGCCGTTTGTTGGTCGGGCGGGGAAACTACTTGACCAGTGGTTAGATTATATCGACGCACATAGGTCCGTAAACGTTCGTTGGGGGCTGACTAACGTCGTAGCGTGTCGTCCGACTGGAGAACTAGGGGGAGAAAACAGGGAACCATTACCCGCAGAACTAGCGGAATGCTCACCGCGCGTTTCCGAGATTATTCAAATCGCAGAGCCACGAATAATAGTTTGCGTAGGTCGTGTCGCTGAGCGCGTTTTTAGACGGTACCAGCGAGTCAATGTTCCGTCGTTCTATCTTATTCATCCGGCAGCAGTGCTACGCGCAGGCGGCGCCGGATCAGAACTAAATACAAGCGTGCTTACCGGCTTCCGATCATACATTGACGGATGCTTACCATGAGGACAAAAAAGACTGACCTATTTCGCGGTACCGAAAAATCGGTCTGGAGGTTCTGGAGAGACGGGGTTTCGTCCTCTCTCTTGGCGGTGTTTCTCGCGTGTCGTGAACAAGCAAGACTACAGCTAGTCGAAGGCTTGCGATCGAGTTCGGAAAAAATCTATCTCGGATTCGGTACATGCGGACACTGGCTACTCCACAATATGTACGACCGACAAAAACCGTCGGGACCAATACGCATAAGTCGTTGGATCAGAGAGTATAGCGAAGCGTGGACAGACGAAGTACCGCGCGCCACGCGAACCATGCGCGATCAGCAAGATCATATCTACGGATTGCATGGAGTATTGATGCCGCGATATGCTAAGCGATGGGCGGGCGATTGGCGCGGCTCCAAGTATCCCCTACCAAACGTGACCGTAAGACCGCGTCGGTGGCTCCAGCTAGAACACGAGTTTAGAACGTGGTGGGTTTTCGGGGACGGAAGAAAGGTTCCGATTCGCGGAATGTGGGATGGGGTGTTTGTCGATCGTTACGGGCTCGTTTGGATATTCGATACTAAGTGTCTGTCGGTAATCATACCGGAAGATTTAGAAGAAACGATGTCTCTCAATCTTCAATTCATGTTGTATCTGTGGGCGTACAGGAATCTACACGGTACCACACCGCGCGGTTTCTTATTGAACATTTGTCGTCGTCCGGGTCATAGGTTTAAGAAGAACGAGAGCAAAGTGGATTTCTACGACAGGGTTAGGGGCGAGATAAAGCTCAGGCCCGATCATTTCTTCCAGAGGTACGAACTAACTGTAAAGCCGTCGGACATTCGTAGATGGGAATCACTTGTACTAGCACCCTTGATGGACGACATACGCGGCTGGTGGGAAGGTAGACGGTCGCACTACCTTAACCCGAACGCGCTAATTAGCAAGTACGGGCGATGCGAAATGTTCCACGCGATAGTCTCCGGGAACCGATCAGGAACGTACGTTGTTGACGATGTTTATGGATACCGATCGTCGTTATTTGGTGGGTAACTATTCACTGCTAGGAGGACGAAAAATGTCAAGGGTTCGGACAACACGCGGCTCCGCAGACGATCAACCTAGAACACGTCGACGGAAAAACAAGGCAGCTAGTGTGTCTAGTTATCGGCTACCTACCGAATATACAGAACCCATCGACGACTTTAATCAGATTTCTACGCTGATACACGGCGGGAAAAAAATAGGAAAAACAACATTAGCCCAGCAGTGTGAAGGAAAGGTGTTGTTGATACAATTCGACCGTGAACAAAAGTCTTATCGAAGGCTTGAAGAACCCATTTCTACGTGGCAGCAATTCAGAATAGTTTTGAAGGCGCTGGAGAGAGCAGCGGAAAATCCAGAGACCTTCCCGTATACCCGAGTGGTAGTTGACGGGGCAGACGTTTGGTATTCGCAGTGTCAGGAATGGGTTTGTGAAAAGTTCGCTATAGAACATCCTTCGGAAGAAAGCTGGGGTAAGGCGTGGACTAAACTAACTGACACGTTCACTGATGCTGTTCTTAGAATGGAGAAACTACCTTGCGGTCGTTGGTACATTTGCCATAGCGAATGGGTGGAACACACAAACCACGACGGGGACAAAGTGCAACGACTAGAACCTAAACTTCCGTCTCGCGCGGAAGAGATTCTAAACGGCCGTGTAGACTTGTGGATGGCCTATGACTACGTTAAGGATCGTCGCGTGCTATTCGTTGCGGGTTCCGAACAAATCGGCGCGGGCCATTCGCTCGACGACGATACGTCAGGGTCGTACCATTTCCGAACACCTGATGGTAAAAAACTAAAACTAATCCGCGCAGGTAATTCGGCGGATACCGCGTATAAGCGTTTGACACAAGCGTATGATAACGAGTATGTACCGCCGGAAAAGGACGGCAAAGGCAAAAAGACGTAGTTAAACTGGTTCAGTGGTTTCTAGAATACGAAAGGACACGAAACAAATGGCAACGCGGTCTAAAACAAAAGATAAGGACTACGCTGACCGACTGAAGAAACTAAACAAGCCGTTTCGGAAAGCAAAGAAAGGTGGATTCACGGAGGTTCCGAACGGTGCGTATATCTGTCGTCTAGTCGCTTGTAGTATGAATGATAACAACGACGATAACGAGTTACGCCTTTTCACGTCATGGAACATCGTCAAGGGTGACTACATGGGCGATATGCTCGGGATCAATCAGGGACTCGAAAATCCCGAACGTCTCGGGTTCACTAAGTCGTTCTTGGCTGCGCTCAACATCGACGTTGACAAGCTCAACATGGAAGATTTAGAGGACGTCATGGGCAGTCTGGTAAAGGAACGCATCACGGCCCGTCTGACAACGAAAATGAAGGACGGTTACTGTAACGCGCGCCTGAACCGACTCGTCGACATCGATGACGACGATGACTCCGACGACGACAACGACACCGAACCGGATGATTCCGACGACGACGATGACGACGATTCGGATTCAGATTCCGATGCCGACGATGACGATTCAGACGATGACTCTGACTCGGACGACGACGATGACGATCGAGGCGGTTTAGCAATCGGTCAAGCGGTCGACGTTGTCTATGAGGGTGAGCCCTGGCGCGGTGAGATCACGCGAATCAGTAAAAAGGACAACACGTGCCGCGTGAAGTTTGAGGACGGCACCGAGACCGTTGAATGGCAGGACATCGAGATTGTTGCCAAGGACAGCGACGACGATTCAGACGATGACTCTGACTCGGACGGCGACGATTCAGACGATGACTCAAACGACGACGCGACGGAAAAGGTACACATTTGGGCAAAGGGCGATTGTGTGTCCGTGGACTACGGAGAGGACACATACCTCGGAGAGATTCAATCGGTCAAAATGGCCGATAGAACCGCAAAGGTTGTGTTTGATGACGCCGTAGAGACGTGCAGCTTCGATGAGTTGACGCTGGACACGAGTGGAGACGCGGCCGACGGCGAGACCTACCGTAACCCCAGAAAGGGTGACAAGGTCGCGTTCACAGTGAACGGGACGGAAAGGCGCGGAACGGTTGTCAAGGTTTTCGAGGATAAGCAAAGAGTCAAGGTCAAGTCGAAGAAAAAAGAGTTCAAATTAGACTTCGACGACGTTGAGATTTTGGTCGACCAAAAAGAAAGTTGATCCATGCGGGCGACGTACGGAGCGCGGTGTCAAGGATGGCGCCGCGCTCCGCTCCGGTGGATTATGGATACATCGAATAAAAGACGGAATGTCCGAGTGAGCCTAACGTCGCTTACAGACGGGCTCGCTCGGCTGACACGGTCCGCAAGAGACTCTCGTAACCTATTGGTTAGGGCGTCGCAAGAGAGAGCCATGCAAGTACACAATCGCGCAGCGCGGCGCGGTTACGGTACGACACTGCAACTATTGATTATCGAAAACCTTATACTATTTGTCGAAAATGTTCAGCAAAGGAATCATAGCCTACGATACTGAGACCACGGGATTGAATCCGTGGCATGGGGACGCGCCGTTTCTGTTCGCGTTCTGTGACACCGATTTGCGCGCATCTTGCATAGAGGTTGACGTCGATCCTTACACGAGAATACCGGCATTAACGTCGCGAGCACTTAGAGAAACGCATCGCCGACTTTCCGCGGCGCGTACCGTGGTCATGCACAACGCGAAATTTGACGTAAGGATGACGGACCTACATGGATCGTTTTCCTTTCTTGGAAAGCCAATACACGACACGATGTTTATGGCACACTGCGCAAATTCTCTCGAACCATCGATAGGATTGAAACCTCTGAGTAAGAGACTACTTAGTATACCCGACGACGACGAGCAAGAACTTTTAGAAGCTGTACGGTCTTGTAGACGTATCGCGTCTAAACTTGGATGGAACGTTAGCTATCGACGATCTGAAAAGGCTGACGGCACGATCGAGAAGAAAGCGCAAGTCCAAGCTGATTATTGGTTGCCGCGCGCCATCTACAAACACAACAACACTTTAGTTCCCAAACGGTGGGCGAGACTTTGCAGCATATATGCGTTAAAGGATGCTCGACGCACAATGGAGTTGTTCTTGTTCTTGGACCGTGCGCTAGACGACTTGCCCGGAGCGAGACAAGCATACGTCGACGAAATGGCTACGTGGTGGACGGTCTATCGCATGGAGTCTCGCGGAGTGCGAGTACATCCCAGAGAAACCGCGAAGCAAATCTGTAGATTGAAACGCATACGATCGGAAAAACTACGGTCATTGCGCCAAAGCTTTCGGAGACATTGTCCGTCGATTAAATCACCTAATCTAGAATCAAACAGGCATATCGCTAGGCTCGTAGAGTCGTTGGACATCAGGATAGAGAAGCGCACGAAAACAGGTCTAGCTTGTGTGGACGCTGAATCGCTACAGGGGTACAGAGACAATGACTCAATAGCTGACCTACTCAACTTCAAGTCGGCGTGTAAGGGGCTGGCATCCTTCCTACTACGTTTCAAAGAGTGGAGCGTACCGGATGACATTGACGACACTGTGCGATGTATCAAGCCGCAATTTCGCCAAGTAGGCCCAGCAACACGTCGGTTTGCTTGCGCTAGTCCCAATTTACAGAACGTGGCCGATGACAAAAAAACTAGGTCAACTGGTCTAGTACAAGCTCGCTCATCGTTCGGACCGCGTCCGGGACACGTTTGGCTTTGTTACGATTACGAACAACTAGAGTCTAGGATATTTGCATCAGTAGCCGACGAACAGTTTATGTTAGAAGCTTTCGCTAAAGGTAGAGACCTACACGCGGAAACAGCGAATAGGCTGTGGGGCGGACGAGACAGCATGAAGGCTCTAACTGTAGCAAACGACTTGCTAAAGATCGGGAATTATGACCGAAGATCAAAAGCTAGTAACGAACTGTTAGTCATTTGGAAAAAATTAGGGATCACGCACGACAACAGACAGACATTAACGAGACTACAACGGGTGAGACTCGCTAACCGATGGCTAGAATTGAATGACTACAGAGTCAGCGATTGCGAGAAGTGTCTCGGATTATCAAATCTACGTGTAAGAGCGAAGGGTATGTTCTTTGGTAAGCTGTTCGGAATGGGAATACCCGCAACTATGACTTATTTACACGTATCGCGTCAGGAAGCCATAGACGTGTTAGATGAGTATGACGACGCATTCCCGCGCATTGGCGAATACATGAACGAATGTTCCGCGCGAGCCGAACAAGAGGGATACATAATTGACGCTTACGGCCATAGGATAAACGTACATCCTGATTACGGGTATCGCTCAGTAAACTACCGGGTACAGGGTTCGGCAGCTTCACACTTGAAACGTGCGATGAGACGCTGCGACTTGATGCTACGATCGAGGCGCATCGACGGACACATAGTTTTGTGTATACATGACGAGATTATTTTCGAGATAGAACGTAGTCAAGTAACGCGCGGCCTGATGCTACGACTAAAGGCAATTATGGAGGACGACAGGGGAGTATTTCCGGGCGTCGATACCCCCGTATCCGTTGACGTATGCTATCACCGTTGGGACAAAAAGGAAAAGCTAAGCCTGTGAATGTTCCCAAGATATTAGACCCTATGTGCGCGTGGGGCTTTGAACCGATTGGCGAGTCTGGTTCGGAGCTATACGGCAACTGCGTATTTTGCGACAACACGAAACACTTCTATGCCAACACAAGTACCGGACAATTCCAGTGCAAAAAATGCAACGTATCCGGTAACGTGGTGTCGTTTCTTACACGAGTCGCAAAGCAATCAACCGTAGATGTTCGTTACAAGAAATTGGCAAAGTCGAGGTCAATAGCCCGTCGCGCGTTCCGTCCGTGGTGTGTGGGATACGACGGTGTTTTTTGGCTACTGCCATGTTTCAATCAAAACGGACAAGCGCACGATATACGAAAATGGAGAACGGGGAAGAACATCCTATCTACAAAGGGGTGCAAAACACAACTGTTTGGGCTACACCTATGGGAACCGGGGACACGCTCTGACGTTTGGTTGTGTGAGGGTGAGTGGGACGCGATCGCGCTCAGACATCTACTACAGTGTACGGGTCGGACGTCGGACGTTGTGTTGTCTGTCCCCGGCGCGGGAATCTTCAAACGTAATTGGTCCGAGTATTTTGAAGGTCGAAACGTTCGGATCGTTTACGACAACGACGAAGCTGGAGACAAGGGATCGTCTCGCGCTGGATCGATGTTACAGGGCGTGGCTAAGAACGTGCAGTACATACACTGGCCGGAGTCACGCCCGGACGGCTTCGACATCAGAGACTTTTGCATCGCGGCAGAGTCAGCGGGAGTAAGGCCGAAACGTGCTGTTAATCAACTGCTGAAACTGATTCAGAGTAAGCACAGACGCGACGGCGAGACAGAACAACACGTAGCGGGTAAACAAACGGAAATGCCCCCGTTACCGGAAATCATAGTTTTACCTCGCAGAGAGCGGCCGACATTCCCGGAGGTACTAAAAGTTTTCGGCAGACATCTAGAAATGGACGACGAAATGGTCGGCTGTTTGCGGATGATCTTGTCGGTTATAGTCTCTAATCAAATGCCGGGTCCGCCACTATGGACATATATTTGTGGACCGCCATCTTCTGGAAAAACGCAACTGATCCAGGCGGCGCAGCTATCCGATCAAGTTATCTATCGTTCGTCTGTTGGCCCGGCTTCTTTGGTTTCCGGTTTCCAGGGAGCTAAAGACCCGTCACTACTTGCGATCGTTCACGGTTTGTGTTTGATGTTCAAGGACGGAACGGAATTGTTCACGCTTCCCGGATTCAAACTCGACGAAGTGATGGGGATATTTAGGGGGGCGTACGACGGACATACCGTTCGTACATACGGAAACGGGGTAGAGCGTGAATACCGCGCACATTTCACCCTTATCATCGGCGTTACTGGCGTCGTGGACAAGTACCGCGGCGCATCACTAGGGGAGAGGTTCGTTCGGTACAGGTTACGACGTACAACCGTAGCCAACGAAACCGCACGATTAAAAGCCGCGATCTTTGCTACAGCCCACGAGACCGAAATGGAGAGAGAGCTGCGCGACGTAGTGCGGAAGTTTCTTGCGTTTCGTATTCCAGAGATACAGAAACCCCCACCGTGGTACGTCGAGAGACTCATTCCGCTCTGTCAGCTAATCTCTTTGTTGCGTGCAAACGTCGACAGGAACGACTACACGGGAGACTTACCGTATCGGCCCGAGCCCGAGTATGGGACACGTCTAGCCAAGCAATTTACTAAGCTGGCGCATGCCGTGTCGATAGTTAATGGCACGGGTATAGACCGCGCGGTATACGAATTCGTTAAGAGAATCGCGGTTGACACGTGTAACGCTTTTCACCTGGACATTGTGTTGTGTATGATGCACGTTCGGCACGCGCTAACGCATACCGAGATTTCGGAACTAACGGGGATACCCTCGACCACGTTGACACGTCGGATTGACGATTTGATCGACCTTGGAATCTTGAGACGTCGGCCGATGTTGCAGCGGGATCAAGAACGAGTGATGAAAAGCTCGCGCGCCGGGCGCGCAGGGATGCGACCACGATTCGGGTACGTCGTGACTCAGCGGGTCCGGCTGTACGTCGGTCGGGCAGGTTTGGCTCCGAATCAGGGAAACGGAAAAAATGCGTAGGAAAGCAAAACAACGGCACGGATCGGCGTCTCTCAATAGCACGCTTCACGGTGGCGCGACGGGACGGCAGGCGTCCTACGTTCTCTCAGAGCGCACGCAAAGGATGCGCCTCGGGCGACCGGCCCGAGAGGACACAAAGACGCGGATCGTCCCGAAATGCGATCGCTGTAAAGCCGAGCTTGAAACGACCGCTAAAAAGTGGTGCCCAAGGTGCGCCGCGGAGGCGTTGCGAACGCTCGATACGAAAAACCGGCGAATTGTTTTCGGCCATGGGGGTTGTGAATCGTGCGGTAAATATGGTACCTATACAAGTGGTTCGGTCAAGGATCAGTTTCGCTGTTCGCATTGCGGACACGAGTTGTTCACGTACTAAACAATCGAGGCTGACCGATGGGCAGGTTGTCCCCAATCGACGATGACGACGCGCTGGAAATGAAAATTCCGTTCGGCAAGCACAAGCGTAAGTCGTTGGGGTGGATTGCGGATAACGACGTGCTGTACCTGGACTACTTGAACGGTCTGACGATCAACAACGCGACGTTACGCAAAGCAATCTCGGACGTATGTGAGGAATATCATAGGGAAATTGAACAAGCTATGGGAGATTAGATCGAATGGAAACCAACATCGACCGCGCCTACTGCTATACGCCGTGTTGTACCCGGCAAATGGTTAAACGGGCAGAGGAAAGTCCCGAACGCTTCCTAGATCGTGTCCGTGAAGCGGGATGGCAACGTAGCTCTAACGGGCATTGGTTCTGTCCCGAACACGTCGTACTAATGGAAAGCGCGCCTGCACAAACCGCAATGACTTGTAGTGGTGGCGGTCACGATGGATGTAACCGTTTGTTTCTCGCGGACCATAATCAGGGCAGGGCAGAGTTCTATTACTTAGCGGTAAAAGCGGGTTGGCGCGTCAATGAAAGCGAACACTGTAGTTGGGTGTGCCCAGGGCATAGACAGTCTAACGATAAGGCGTCTGAGCCTTACGGCGTCCAATGCAATGACGTGTCATGCGGCGCGTATTTTATTCTTGATCCGGCTGGGAGTCATTTTTCAGTAGCGATGATTGCGGTAGGTTGGCAACGTAGGGACGGACACTGGTATTGTAAACTGCACGCTCAACCGACGATACAACCGACACAATGCCACGGAACAATGTGTAGCGCCGAAGGATGTACGGTACAGCACAGCACGACCGTTACTATGGACGACCTTGCGTATGATCGATTGCTCGTTGAGGATAGTTGGACAAGATCATCGGATACTACTTGGGTTTGTCCGATGCACGGTGTAGACGGGCATCCGTTAGCTGATAGTTGTGTGCAGTGTGACATCCGCGAATGCGGTAGAGTAGTTATAAGCGCTTGGGCTGCGGTAAAGGCTGGATGGGAAATACGCGGAGACTTTGAAGATACGTGGCGTTGTAAGGTACACGCCTACAAACAAGAACGGAGGGAGTATGAGCGTCTCGCGGTGACACTATCTCTGTGGTGCTGCAAACCGGGTTGTGGAGAGCATGAAGTACCGGGGATGGGTGAGACATACGACTCGTTTACACGCAATGCGATTAGATCGGGGTGGAGACCGAACAACGCCGATCGTGGGTGGCTTTGCCCACAGCATACGTCAATAAATCCTCTCATTCCGTCGTGGGTTGCTGACGCTGCTAGTTGTGGAAATTCGTTCAGGCGTAAGTCTTGGGAGCCGAGTACAAGAGTTAGACACGTTGTCAATACAGGATTCGTTATACTCGTCGGATTCGAGGTACCGAAGGAATGGAAACTCTCGGGTGACGACGCGATAGCCGACGACTGGGAGATTTACAAAGAACAGATTTCTCCAGAGGATGCTAGGAAAGCCTCGGACTCTGTACAGGATATGTGGACGCGGCGTCGGACCCAATGGGTAGTAGACGAGCTAAACGCTCTACCTGATGAGGAACGTACGAAAGTTAGGAAGGCGTTTGACGCCTTACGTCATCGCGCGGATACCATCACCGTTACTGATCTAGCGTCGGGTGGTTCCGACAGAATAGATGCAGCTATTAGGCGAGCCCAAGAGAGAAGAACAGACAGGGTAAGTACCGATATTAGGGAAGGTCGAAAAGACGCCGAAGAAACGGTACCACGCTGCTGTAGATGCAGCCAAGAACTAAACAACACGAATTCCGCGTTCGGTCAAGGAATATGCACGGACTGTATTATGATTGATGGCGCCACGGATGCCGAACACGTTGCACAAGAGCGACGTGTAGAGGATAGAAAACAAGCAAACGCGCCAACAATCTTCACCGCGTTTGATCCTACGGAGCATGTAGTAGGGATGACACCACAAGCCATGGGCGTTGTGCGAAATAAGCGTGCTGGTGACAAGTCGATCTGTCCACGTTGCGAAAAGTCGTACAACGTTCACGAAGAACAGGCAGTGCGTATACACGGCTGGTGCCGAAAATGTGAAGATGAGTTTCACCGCACAAGAAACCACGGTCAGTAGAAAGGGCAACCGATGGGACTGTACAAACAGGTAGACACTGTAGGGGAGTGTGGGATTGCCGGAGGGGATAAGTTCCAGATACGGTGTGATCGGCCGCAATGCGACAACGTTACACGGTGGGTTAGTTCGGTCGCTCGCGCCGTGGATTCGTGGTGGAAACACTACGGTTTTGAACAAACTGCGGCAGACCGGCACATTTGCGGTAAGTGCGTAGCTATACGCGACGAGAACATGAGACGCACCGGCGCTGAGCTATCGTCTACAGCGATGACAGCACAAGCAAATTTCAAGGAAACTCAGGCACAAAAAGGCGATACCTTCGGTAGAAAACTACCATGAATGAACATCTTGTAGCGCTTATCGAATTGGAACAGGGTCGGCAGCGCGACCTACATGGTGATCGGGATCACGCCGACCTAGTTTGGTTCGGTATTCTATCCGAAGAGGTAGGCGAGGTTTCCAAGTCAATCATAGACAGGCTATTTTTGTTAATTCGCGAGTCGCCCCCTGTCGCGAATCCTACATTGGTTGACGTGAAAGAACTTATTGAAGTCATGGCCGTTTGTACGTCATGGATGGAAGCGATCAGTCATCGTAATCATCTATTGCCCCCGTCGCAAATAGCTGGAGCGCCACCGGCTACGATTCCAGAGGAACGGGTGGATAAATTGTCGGATGTTCTTTTCCCGTTTAAGGTGCATCGCAAGGAGCAACCGAATACGTCTCAGATAGACTTCGGGGACTTGCAACCTGTTGATGATCCAAAGTGTCCAGGCTGTGGCGGCCCGATGCCGACGAAACGTATAGAGGGAATGTGTGTTGAGTGTCAATTTGCGACACCCACAACACGTGAGATAGAGCAAAGCGTAGCGAAGCTTCACGATTGCGTGCGCTGCGGGATCGCGGTTCAAGAACCCGGCGGAAAATGCTATCGGTGCAGCGAGAATCAAAACGGGAGCTGAGAATATGCCCAAAGACCCCAAGGAATGCGTACTATGCCCGAATCTCGTTCTTGTGTTCGGGAATCGGCTTTGTCCAGAGTGCAAAGCGAGCGAGGATTCGGAGTTTGCGTGCCAAAAAATCGGAGATTGGCCGTTACAACTCGGCCCGAACCGAGAAAAGTGTACGGATAAGACCCCCTAAAATGTACACTTTTGACGATTCTGCGACACGGAAAATCGAAACGTTTCCGTCCCGCGTTTCTCGGTTGCGGTTTGCGCATCGGTCGAATATCATGGGGGCGTGTTGTGGAACAGATTCACTGGCGACCGTTAAACGACGATTTCGAGGTAATCCACCCCACGATCGACACCCCAATACATGGGCAGGAAGCATGGGGGTATTTCGTGGGATAGATTGGCATTCATCTTGTTTTAATCGGATGGAATTTGCTTTGTTTTTTTTGAAGGAATAGAACACGTAGTATAAGGGAGTGAACCGTGGGAGAGATTACTTGGGTCAAAACAGATTGGATCGCGGCGTTTATTGCGATTGTTTGTGTTTGTTGGGCGTATCGTTCACGACGTAAAAAGGGACGCGCCGAACCTGTAGTAGAATATCCGAGACTGTTCTCAAACGTTGTGCCGGGGACGGATACGAGTCATCGCGTAGCGGGCGGTAGAACAGGACGCTATGAAATCAAACGAAGGGGAGAACCCGCGCTAGTCCACGAATACGACGTAGCAATTATCGAAACATTCTTCCTTGTTTTGAAACTGAGAGGCACCGTTGTGTATTCGATTCTACACACTGATGTTGAGCTAAAAACGATTCAGCCATTATAGGAGACTGGGCAAAGGAAAACGAACCGACACTCTAGGAGAAAAAAATCGTGGGATGGATAATTCTTGCTCTTGTTCTTGGATTCATTTTTGAGCGCATAGCGCGAGGGAGGTAACGATGAGACGAATAGGACACACAACACCGGGGGACGATTTAAGAGCACTAGAAAATTCTCCGGGTGCGTCGCCACGCGACGTATCACAATCGGGCGGCGCAGAACCTAGTCCGACGGTCAAGCTGAAAAACGGCACAGTAGAGGCGAAAGGATTAGTAGTCGCCGTCATACTAAAACTACAACACTTGCGTGCCGAACTACCGACGGCACTTTACGATCTTGTTATGAAGTGTCGTTGCGAACAAGCGTCGGTGCCGTGCAATCCATTGTACCCGAATTCTGTAACGAGACTCATGGCAGACGGTCTTATAGACTCAAGGTGTAGCATCGACGAACCTACTCGAAATGTTATTCTAAATTGTACAGAGGGTCTCTATCACGATTTGAGATTGTGTAATCCATGGGCGTGAGACCAGAGCTTGAAACGGGTAACGTAGGTGAGCAACGCCCACCGTGGTACGTCGTACAGTTTCGCGTACGCGGTGAGTCAAAGGTGTGGAAAACCGTACGATCGATAACCAATGGTCCGCCACATATATGGCTGACTCGTGACGTCGCGGAGGGCTACGCGAAGAAGCTTGACAAACAATTGGAGACACGGATACTAGAGCTAGGTATCGACTATCCAACGAAACCCTTAACACGTAGACCAGAATCCAAGGAAGTGTTCGTACATCTACCGGCAGACGTTCACGGTCGTGCGATTACATGGCAATGCGAAGGGACACAACCGGGAGCAACCGGACCGATTCCATGTTCCACAAACGCGACTGTCAAGGACGAAAAAGGGCTACAGTGGTGTGATAGGTGTAGACGATGAAACCTAGCTACAAGGATGTACAAGTAGCGATAGAGCATAGCATCGGATCAGACTGGAATCCGCCGTGGTACGTCGTACAGACGATGGCGTATTTTGGGGACGACTGGGAGACCGAACGCATGTTAGGCGGATACTTCACCGAAGGCCCGCCAAGAGTATGGCTCGCCAAAAGGTCGGCTGATGATCGCGCAGCGTTTCTGAAAAGAGGCACGAATAAATTCAAGAACTGCTACGATACCCGTGTCGTCGAAATTTTCTCAGTAGTCGAGAGCGAAACCGCTAAATGGTTGAATTACATCCATCCGAAACGACACGACCAAACTTCGCAAACCGTGTATACGTCTGTAGATGCGCGCGTAGAACATACGAACGGACGACGTGACAGATTCTACAAACCTCCGTGGTATGTGGTGCAGTGTCATCCTAAAATAAACGGAGGCAATTGGCAGACACAACGCCTAGCGGTTTACGGAGGGCCGCCAAGAGTTTGGTTGAGTAGGGAGCGTGCGCTAATCCGAGCGTGGAGATTGAAACGTTCAACGTCTTATTTGGTACGGGTGACGGCATTTGGGAGCGAATAGTATGATTTGGTTGAAAATTCTCGGAGCTTTGGTTGTGGCGTGGGTATTGCTAATCGTGGTGCTTGGGGCAATTCTCATCTATCAACGCTACAAGACCCGAGGGGAACGTTACGACCTTGAACATGGAATAATTCGTTGCGACACGTGCAAGAGACCGATAGAGGTAAACGTCGATCGTCAAGTTATTCGCGATATGCGACAGCGAAACGTCAAGACGATTTGTCCGCAATGCCAAGGAGGGGTCGGGCTATGACGTTTTGGGATTGGTTCATTTTGTTTGGTCTGTGGTGGCTCATGGTCGGAATACGTGATTTCTTCCGAGACCATTGGAGAGGATAAACATCATGCCAGAAGCCGAACCGATTACCGTGTTGCTGTGGCTCATTGGAGGGGCTTTCCTCGCTTGTGGCGCTCTGTTCATTCTCGTTTGGTGGATTTGGCCGGACGAGTCGCGATCCTCGCGTGACCGAGCCGTATTGCGTTGTAACGAATGCGGACGGCCCATGACGGACGAAAATATGACGTCCGTTTTGTCTAGTACGGGTTGGAAACTCGTTTGTTGGTCGTGTGTGCTATGAACAACGCAAAAGAAATTACTAGGCTAACATGTAGTTGGAAGCTGAGAAAAAAACGTAGGAAGAAAAAGAGCACGAGAAAAGGTACGAAGATTCAGCAGCGACCCAAACGGAGAAAACGAAGATGACTGGTAAACGAAAAACGTTTTCGATCAGCATTTGGAAACTCCGTGGTGATCGTTGGGCGTGGAATCTCTATCGTGGCCCCGAAGTTCTCTTAGACGGATCGACGAGTCAACTGACACTGACGATCCAGGCAGCGCTTGTAGCATTGCAACGGCACGAGAGGAAACAGCGATGAAAAGAAAACGAACAACGCGACTGATTACATTGGGTACAGTTGAGATAGCTACAGAGCCAAACTCAAAAGTTTTATTCGGGCCGTGGTGGGCTGTCAAATGGAATTTGAGAATATCCGACAATTCTTGGGAAGGCTACGATTACGAGAGAGTTGTAGCCGAAGGTCCGCCGAAACTGTGGCTGACACGTAAGGAAGCGGAGAAGCGTGTAAGAGAATTGAAATATCAGCACGGGAAAAATTTATGGGCGCGAGTCGTCAAAATCGTACCTGAACAAGAGGGAAAACTATGAAGAAAAAGAAACGGTCAACAGCAGCTACGCGGATTCAGCAGTATGGACAATTTGCCGGAATACCGATAGAAACGGGTAACGGCTGGATAACTGCGGGATTGAGAGCACAAAAAGAACCGTGGTACGCAATTCGAGTGAGGTACCGACGGGGGCCATGGTCTTACGTTACGGACGTTACAGGTGGACCGCCCCATCTTTGGCTGACTCGTGCCGAAGCGGAAAAAAAGAGGACTCAGATTCAAGACGCCACTAACAATTCGGACGATGACATTGATGACGACGACGAGCCGGATAACAACGAACCGGGATCAGTAACGGTCGAGCAAGCAATGTGTAGAAACGAAAAAAGCTTCTCGCAGGTTGTTCGGATAGTGGTGGGCCAAAAATAAAAAGTGACAGAACTATGAGGGTCGGAGGACAAGGAACGGTCGCCGGAGCGTGCAGATTTTGGACCACGGTTCACCAATTGCGAGTGATGACAGGGCTCTGTCACAGCACGATTCGATGGGTATTGAACATTGAAAACCGATATGAGAAACGAGCCAATCCGGGCAAGCGTAAACAGTTCCGGCTTAGGCAGTAGAGTGTCAGACGTTGTCACACGATTTGCTGTGATGTTCGTCGTGTTGATTCTGACGTGGGCGACGTGGCGTGGACGATGATCGACGCACGTCGACCGATGGAACGATCCGTGAGCAGTGACGACGTGGTGTCATTCGTTCAAGCTGGCGGGTTCCGGCGTGTTTGGCTCTCGCATGAGCCGGGGGACACGTCCTACCTTTCGGGTCTCGTCGGTCGTTTGATAATCGGGCAATTGACCGTGCGCGCGGAACCTTGGACCGTCAAGCCCCTACCGTTCTTCGATTTGGTGATCTATTTCGACTCCAGAAACGGACGTAAAGCCTTACTACACGGTGGGTTACATAACGAGCACGTCGTAGCAATTCGGTTAGTTTCCTGAAAAACCCCATGGCTCCGTACAATTTCGTCGGCAGGTGCATAGGGTAATTCCTGCCCGACAGGATTGTAAAGTGCCTAAACAATGGCTGACAAACGACTGGTTCGTTCGAGAGAGACGTTTATCCGACGCCTACTCGCAAGGGGTCTGTTCGTCCATGAGATTATCGCTCTCTGTCAATCGTCCGATTTGTTCGACGACGTGCGGTCCGCCGGATCCCCGAACCACATTCGGTTTAGGCTCTTATCTACTAAGACGATTCGCAGATACATCTATCGCGTGCAACGGTATCACCGTGAGCAAGTGTTCGACACGGGCGGTGAGATTGCGGCCGCGCACGATCGTTTGTTGTTGGTCATCCGTGACGCCTTCGCAACCGGAGACCGCAACGCGATCATTCAAGCACAGCGAGTGCTTAACAAGATGCTCGGTCTCCGAAGGCAGCAAGAACCCGAGACGATTGACGTCGAAGACCTGCAAGCGCAGGTCGCAGCTATGGATGTCTCGATCGGCTTACCGGAGTGACAGCTAATGGCATCGAACGACGAGTTGATACGATCGGCTTGCGATCAAATGCCGCGCGTCGGCGATGAGGGGCAACGCTACGAAGTGCGATGTAAGAACGAAGATGGAGAGGACGTAGGTGTTGGCTGGACGGACAAAGAGGATGGCGGTGGACTCGTCGAGTCAATCAACATGCACCCGTCGTGGCATGATCCCTACGTGATCGATCGGCAGAGTGATGGCTGAATCGGAATACTCGGAAACGAACGAAGGGCAACGTTTCGAGGTTCGGTGCAACGATGAAAACTGGGAAGATGTTTCCGTGGGTTACACTACTCATGCTGATGGCGGCGCTCTCATATTTGGCGCACTGTTGCAGCCAGATTTTTACCTTCCCTACGTGGTAGATCATGGACACGTTGTAAGAACGGCGGGAGTAGGTGTGCGGTGTTGCTCGTGATTTTCAAAACTCTTTTCATCCTACGACGACTTGTCTGTAAATGTTTGGAGCACGCCGGACAGTTTGCACGAGTCGTGGCGGGTCGCCGTAGGATCAAGAGAGTTTTGACGGGCCAGTTTGGCTACGCCGTTTGCCTACGTTATTGGGCGCGGGCGGTGATTCGATCGGCGCGTATAGACTCTCGGTCGCGCGCGTCGGTCGGATTACCTGGATTAGAATTTGATGCAACCGGGCACGTAGTCACGCACGGTTGGTAGTGATCCGTCAGTATTGAGGATGTTGATTCATGGCGGTACGCGACATAGTTCTGTTGGACAGCCACGTTACGGGAGCGCCTCCGTTTTGGATGCGAATCAGAGAGCCCAACGGGTCGGTTACAAAACATACGTGGTTCACAATGGATCAATTTCGCGCGTGGTATGAGAATGTTTCAGTTCTCGCGCGTATCGATCCGAACATCGTCCTTAAAGAGATTATCACTTTCCAGCGCGCGAACGGCGGAATGGCTCGATTGAACGAACGACATAATCATACTTTCAGACTCACCGGTCGCGCGTTGGCCGATCAAGGAATTGTGTAGATGGCGTACGAGATTAGCCGATTTCCGCAACTCTCATCCGACTTGGGAAACCTGGATTCGGGCGCTACGTCCGTTGTCTCCAAGTCTTTGAACGGAACTTTCCTGTTGAGCAGTACAGGTCCGTCGGTCATGGTCCGTTTCACGGCTCCAGTTGATAACACTGGAGACCTTGTCGTTTACTGGTTCGTTGACGGTAAGACCGGCACACCCAATGCTTTTGGCGCGGGAGTTTATCCAGAGCACGCAACGGATGCTGATCGTAGGGCAACAGATACCAACGAAGTTAGCGATTTGATGACCGGTCAAGATTGGTCCGCTGGCGGGGACTTGTCGTGGCAATCCATCACGATAACGAATTGCGTTTTGACTGCTGGGGATTCCTACTGGATCGGGATATATAACCTTCACGCGACCGCTGTATCGAACTATTTCGACATCTTTACGCGCGGCTCATTCGATTGCGCTTTGGGGGGACAGAGTTATTTCTTGATGCAGTCTCTTGAAGATGAGGACGGTTGGCCCGCAACCGCCGATCCTCTCAGTCGTACATGGGTGCTTCCCGTCTGCATGAAGTTTGACGACGGTTCCGTGATGGGTAATCCGTTTGTTGTAGGAGCGGCTCCAGCGTCCAGCACCAATTGGCGCGGGCAACGAATCAAGGTTTTTGCGAACAGCGTAGTATCAGGGTTTGAATGGGGGGGAGCTCTAACATCCGCTTTGAATTCTGGATTGATGGCTATTTATCCGTCAGATAGCGGTACCGCATTGGTGTCGGCAACTATAGGCTTGAGTGCCGGACAGCAGACTTCCCATAGACGGTTTGCTCCCGTGACTCTACTTGCGAACAGTTTGTACGACCTAGTTATCAAACCGGCTAGTGCCCATACAGTTTGGCCGTATGCGGGTATGGGAACGTCTCCCCCGGCCGACGTAGCGGCTTGTCAGCGCGAGGGCTGGGGAACCGTAAACGGCGCGACTCCCGGATCGTTCACATTCAACGCCGAACGCATTCGAGAATTCGGCCTAGTGTTCGATCGTTGTGAGAGTATCTATCGGCCGATACAAAGGACGTAGGTAAATGGCAAACGTATACAGAAACCTTGCCGGACAAAAGATCGCAGTCAGGGCGTGGAATCTGAAAACTGGCGCGCCTGTCACTGGTGATGCTGCCAACATCACCGCGCAGATTTCCAAAGACGGAGGTACAGCGGCAGCTACCAATGATGTCAACCCGACCGAGATTGACGCAACAGACCATAAGGGTTTGTACATTTTCGATTTGTCTCTTGCAGAATCCCAAGCTGATTTGATTTCCATAACCCCAGTGTCGGCGACTGCTGACATTGTTCTCGACCCGGTTGATTTCCATACGTTACCGGGTGCGTTTCAGGAAATGTACAAGCTCGTCATAACACAAGGAAACATTTCGGATGTTTCTCCGACTACGACAGAGTTTGACACTAACCTTTCCGAAGCGACCAACGGACACTATGAAAAGATGTTTTTGATGTTCACGGGCGGACCGATGGTTGGAGCGGGCGCAAAGATTTCGGTGTATGTCGGCACGAATGGACACATAACTCTCGGAACGGCGATGGTCACCACGCCAACAAACGGAAATTCGTTTATGATTCTAGGACGATCAGAATAACGGGAGCGCGATATGTCTCAAGCAAGCGACTTTCTAGAAAACGCATTGGCGGACCACGTGACCTCAAAAACCGCCTACACCAAACCCACGAACGTTTTCATTGCTCTATGTACGGCTGCTGTGGCCGACAACGACACGGGTACAACGATTACGGAAGCGGCGTATGGAGGATATGCGCGTCAGTCTACAGCGGGTGCGGATTGGAACGCGGCAGCGGCGGGTCTGGCAAACAATGCCAACGTTATCACGTTCCCGGAAGCTACGTCGGGATCGGAGACGGAAACAGACGTAGCGGCTTGTGATGCGTCCAGCGCCGGTAATCTTCTATGGTTCGATGTATTGACAACCGCGCTGCCCGTCGTGACTGGTACGCAACCGAAATTCAACGCGACGGATTTGTCTGTCGCGGTAGCATGATGGACGAGACGAGTACACAAAGCGACATTCGGTTTACGTTGGCGTTTCCCACGCCGGACGATGACGGGACGATTTCGGTTGATTTGGGTCTAGCGACGTGGAGTGACGACAACGTAAAAACTTCCCCGGAGCAAGGGGATACCTGCTGTGACGTTCTGTGGAATCTTGATTGAAGGAAGATGATATTTTGGTGGTTTCAGAAACCGACAGTAGGCGGCGCGACTCCAATCGAGGCAGCGGCGTCAATCGCTCTGACATCTTCGGGGAATCTACGCGCTACGGGAGCGATGGTTGCAGCGTCCAGTATTTCCATCACTGCGAGTGCAACACTCACGGCGACGTCGAAATTAGAGGGGAATTCTGCCATTGTAGTGTCGTCCACCGCCACGCTACGTTCAACCGCGACAATGTCGGGTGCGTCAGTGGTGGCGGTGTCGTCGTCCGGGAAGCTAAGAGCATCAGCGAAGGCGCAAGGCGCATCTTCGATTGTGTTGACAGTGGTATCCGATTTAGCGTCGGGAAATCCAATCGAGGCAGCGGCGTCAATCTCTGTATCAGCGATAGGACAGTTGCGCGCATCTGCTGGAGGATCGGGCGCATCTATCGTCAGCTTATCCGCATCTTCCACGATACGCGCTACGTCGACCACTTCGGGCGCCGCCGTGGTGTCCGTTTCCGTGGGATCGACCGCGAGAGCAGCGGCGTCGGTAGCGGGCTCGTCAAACGTAACCATAACTACGTCGGGCGTGCTACGCGCCGGCGCGGCTATTCTCGCGTCCGCGAACATCGTGCTCGTGGTTTCGAGCAACGTAACGTCCGAGCAAATAGTCGATGTTGTAGCAATCAATGTATACACCGATCGAGAGCGACCCATCGACGTGTTCAATACTCGCGTGCTAGAAAAGAGGGTCTACAACGATCGCGTGCCCGAGTTTGTCGTGGAGTTTTGACCGATGCCAAGACGTGAAGAAATACACAAGGACGACATCGGTACTGTTTTGAAGTTGACCGTTAAGGATGACACTGTTGTGGTAGACATTAGCACAGCCACAACCAAACAGTTTGTTTTTGAGAAGCCGGGTGGATCGACGTTGACTGTCACCGCAGAGTTTGATTCTGACGGTGTCGATGGTATTTTGGTATATACGACAGTGTCCGGCAACTTGGACGAAATCGGTAACTGGAAAGTACAGGCGCGTGTAGTTCTTCCGGGGAGCGAGTTTAGATCGTCGATCGCTCCATTCCGTGTATTTGCGAATCTGTAGGAAAGGTTGGGATCATGCACATAGCTAGCGCGTTTTCGTTAGGTGACACGGTAATTGCTACTGTCAAAGAAGATTACCGTCGTCAAAAGTACACCGCGATCGACCCACTTACAGGTCGGCAGAGCGTATGGACGATTTTCGGAACGATTTTTTTCGAGGGTCAAGTTCGGCATATTGCGAAAGCGCCTGACATTGAAGTAGCTGTGCCTCCAGAGTTGAACGAGTCTGGGGAAGTTGTCACGGAAGCTGCCACCCGTCGTCAAAAATCTTCGCTCAATCATTGGTTCGCTGAGAGCGAGATTCGGCACACCGAAGGGCACGACGATGGAACGTGTACGCACGCGGTCAAGTTCGATATGGATGATCTTGTCTACATTCATCTACCCGTTACGAACAAGGGCGTTGTTACGGGATACGACAAGACCGAGTGTGCGCGATGCGGGGTCTGTAAGATCGTAGGCGTACGAATCGAGCGGGACAAGACGTTGTATCGCGTGGAGAATGCCGACCCCGATTTGTTCAGTGGGTGGCGCAGTGAGGATCAGTTAGTTTTGTACGACAGCTAGAAACATGGTCAGAGCTACTGCAAAACTTGAACAAGACAAAGCTCGATCAACTTCGGCGATACGGAGAAGTCTGCGCCAAACTAAGAGAACGCCTTTAACGGATGCGTGGTCTAGGTTGCATCACCACGCTATTCAACGGGCGCTCTGGCTTTGCAAGAAAAGGTTCGTTTCGGTACCGGCCGGGCGTGGGTCGGGCAAGACGGAGTTACTCAAGCGGCGATTGGTTCGTTGCTTACCGATTCCGAAACCGTGGGGGACGCCGAGATACTTCTATGGAGCGCCTACTGAGGCGCAGGCTAAGCGTATTGCCTGGAATCATTTCCTACAGCTAATCCCCAAGAACTGGATTCATGCGATCAAGACGGCGGAACTGAAAATTGAAACGGTGTTCGGTTCCGAGTTGTACGTCATCGGGATGGATAAACCGCAGAGGGCGGAAGGTATACAGTGGGACGGCTGCGGATTGGACGAGTCGTGCGATCTAAAGCCAAAGGTATTCGAGCTTGTTGTGCTGCCGATGCTCGCGCATCGTCTTGGGTGGTGCTGGCGCATCGGCGTACCTAAACGATTCGGGCCGTCTGCTACTGAGTTTCGCAAGTTCCATGAAGGAGCCTGTTCGGGACAGATACCCGACGCTGCGGGGTTTACGTGGGCGTCTGACGACATACTATCCGACGAGCAGCTAGAGTACGCGCGTCGCATGATGGCGACGCTAGACTACCGGGAACAATTCGGTGGAGTGTTTGTCGACGCTGGTGGTGGTGTGTTCCATGCGTTTTCAGAATCGTATAACGTTCGTCGCGTAGAGTACCATCACGATCAAGCGATAGTTGTAGGTTCGGATTTCAACGTCAACCCGATGGCGTGGGTTCTCGGGCATCGTTACAAGAACCGAATGGAGTGGTTCGACGAGATTTACATGGAACACACTAACACGCCCGCGACTCTGAGAGTTCTTTACGAACGATATAAGAGCCACGTCGGAGGTTTTGAATTCTACGGGGACGCTACTGGGCAGCAGAACAAAAGTTCCGCCGAGCAGTCTGACTACAACCATATAGCGTCGGACAAACGTTTTCACGAGTTAGGGTGCTCGGTTCACTATCCGAGTATCAATCCTCCAGTTTCGGACCGTTTCGCAGCATGTAACGCAATGTTCTGTAACGTCGACGACGACTGTAGAATGTTTGTCGACCCGTCGTGCGCGCACCTAATAGACGACTTGCGAACGCGAGCATACAAACCCGGAACTAAAGAGGCTGACGATAAGCAAGGTAGAGTAAGAAAAATAGGTCATATGACCGACGCGATGGGCTATCCGGTTTTTCGTTTGTTTCCTGTTGACGTAGAACTACGTGGCGCAGGCACGCAAGAGATTACTATTTCCGTGCCGGGGACCAATTAGATGCCCGATGAACCAACGAAACCTAACGAAGAACTGACAAAGTCTCAGACGATTGTAATGATGATAGGGGACAAGCTGCCCCCGTCGTTGCCCAAGACTTTCAAGACATACAGAACTATCAGAGCGCAACCGACTGTTTGGCTTGCTCGTCAGCTAATGTCTGCCGCTATCTCGTCTGGATCATGGACCGTAGAAAAGCGGGATGACGACGTTGACGATGATTGGGTAGATTTTATCGATGGGATGTTTTTACCGTTGCGCGAGGTATTGTACACGGATGCCCTGAACAATGGGACCGACTTTGGTTGGGCTGGATTCGAGAAAGTGTTTCGTCTAGAGCAGACCAAAGCTGGACAGCGGGTGGTGTTGGCGAAATTAAAATCGTTACTTGTCGACATTACTAAGATACTGGTCGTACCGGAAACCGGACAGTTTGCCGGATTCTTGCAAGACAGGGGGCATCCGTCTGTTACTGTACCTCTCGAAAAATCCTTTTTAGTGTCCATGAGAGTCGAGGGTACCGACTGGTATGGCAACTCGATACTTGAAAACCTAAGACCGATTTTCGAGAAGTGGTGCGCAACCGACGCGGGCGCCGCGAGGTACGATTTGCGAATTGCTGGATCGCATTGGGTAATCACCTACCCGTATGGCGGCGCTGTTCTGGAGGGTGTGTATCAAGAAAACTCCGTGATTGCGAAAAACATACTCGCGGGGCTGGAGGCTTCGGGCAGTGTAACGATCCCAAGGACTACAGCGAACACAATCGAAGAATTGAAAGGGGACATAAACGACAAACTCTCGTGGAAGCTTGAATTGATTTCCGACAAAGTCGCAAGACAAGTTTCCTTTGTCGATCGAGCAAAGTATCTAGACGCATTGTTTGTACGTGGTTTCGGTTGGCCAGAGCGCGCGTTACTTGAGGGGCGATTCGGTTCAAAGGCCGAAGCGGGGACGCATAAGGATTTGGCGCTAGTAGACGCCGAGCGCACGGACAGACACATAACTAGGCTGACCAATTGGCACCTAGTAGACCAGATTTTGGAGTTGAATTTTGGACCCGCTGCGCGAGG